AGATAACGCACTTGTTTGTCCTGCATTAATTATAGAACTTCCTGCTGTAAACAATGATGGGGCCGCAGCAGCTGAAATAGCTGGGGCCGCAGTAATCACTGTTCCAGTAGAAGCCATTGTAACTAAATATTGGCCAGGTACATCAACGCTAAACGTTGTTCCACTCAACCATGTAACACCCAAAAGGGATCCTGTGGTTACAAAAGATGTGCCCAAAGGAGCTGCTGCAGTTTCCGCAACAACTACTACTTTGGCACACAAATTACCTCCTTGAGTATAATTTGGTGTTTGAAATTCAATTTGGTAGTTGACAAACAATCTACCAACAGTTGAAGTATCGGCACAATCCGTTGTAGCAATGAAGAAGTTGCCACTATCATACAATTTAATGTCTTGATTAGCTGCAAGCGACCCCATACGCACAAATTTGTCAGGACCTACTTTATGCAACGCTTTAAGATCTGCATTAAATGTCATAGGTTGACAAATTTGACCAGTACGACTCCCCCAATATGATTGGAGTTCATCCTCATTAAAGGGGGTCGCATCTGATGGATCATAATCAATGCCCATAATGACATCCCCTGCAAAAGTTCCAGCTTTGGAATTTACAAACTCATAACTTAACCTACGAATTCGATAACTCTCATACTGATTTGCAATTGGATATAACCACTTAAACTGAACTGGAAGTCCAGGATTAATGGGATCCGTGGTAATGGAAAAATTCACACTACCAGGTACTTTGCCTATAAACTCTTTATGCGTTACAAGCAAATTGCCATTGGGCAGAAAACGTTGGCGAGCAGCGTTAATAGTAACCTGCTTAACTTTTCCAACGTTTGCTGGGCGAGTAACTGAACCCTTGTTTCTGGGTTTGCGAGAGGCTCGTCCCTTCCTTCTCTGATTTGTTTTCTTACCGGGTTTCGTCCCGTTCCTTCTCGGCCTAGCACTGTTCATTGTGCTTTTGTCTGGCTGTATCAACTTTACACGCGCTCCAGACATAGATTGTGGCTTCAAAAGCATGGTTTTTCCAGTAAACAATGAATAATAATGCTCATCACCCTGAACTTGACACTTTGCAAGCATCCATCTGGGTTCGTCATATAAAATTTCATCATATTTCGTTAATAACCACGCAATCAAATCACGACAAAATCTGCGAAAAGGCAAATCAGTCCAACCAACACTCAACATTGCTGCTGTTCTTTCAAGTGTGGTTGCCGGCGTTAAATGCTGCCGGGGTGCATACAAGAGTGAGTTCATCAACTTCACTCGCGAGTATATTGGAAGAGCAATCCCATCAAGAAAGATAGTATGTGCTGAAAGAAAATCCAATTCTCTCGGATGACGTGCTTCTAATGAATCAGTCGTGGTGGTTATGCCTAAACCTTTCCACTGATCGATAACTGATCGTGCGTTGTAAAATTCACACGCTTCATCAGAAACAGTCCACGTATTGTCGTCACCGACAAGCGCTTTCGCCGTATGGAGTTCAAAATTCTCATACGTGTGGAGTTCGTCCGTGGCAGTACGAATCCAAGCATATGCCAGTAGCGTATACAAAATCAAGGTATTATCCGTGATTGTATTAACTGAACCAGAAGGATTTCCTGTTTTCTTAAAAACTAAGACTCCATCTGGACATACTACAAGCGTGTTGACCAAATTCCTATAATAAGTCATTATTCGTAACCTATTTTTATCAGTTTGGAATTCTTGTTTCAACATTTGCCAGCGCATTTGTGCACAACCCCACATTAAAAAAGTTCTCAATGAGGAATCATACTGAGTTTCATCTAATGCAAAACCTTTACGAAAAACTTTCAATTTATCATAAAGGCGATTCCAATTCCCCTTATAAGGGCTTAAACCAACAGCAGATGAAGTACGGATATGTGACGCATACATCTTTTCGTTCATATCAACGAAAAGGCGCGTACCGTGTACAACGGCATCCACTCCGCCAGCGAGAAATGTGCGAATCGAATTCTTGCTCACTTTCTCAGCTGTTCTCATTTCTTCTTTCAACGAATTTGTGAAAAG